GGGTCCGAACGGGAGACCTTCATGTTTATCAAAAAAAATATTGACTAGGGGCGCAATAAAAATCCAAATTAGCATCCGATGACTGAACTCCAAGCGGCTCTTGCCTATGCCGACGGATGCGCTAACTCCAAGCACTTGAGCTTGTTGGGCGCAAATCCGTGCTGGCGAACTGTTGAAATACTTGCGGAACATGTGCGAACTGAAACCGATGAGCACGCCGAGCATAAAGCGGCCATCGAACTCTTCACGAAACTTGTTCAAGCGTCGGTTAGTTGGCCTCCGCCAAAACGACATGGTGGTTCACCTTGGGTTGCCGGAATTGGGCATCGAACTATCGTGACGCTATGGGCACTCAAACCTACTTTTTTCAATTGTCCCATGAAGGACGTTGCAGAAGTCGCAGGCGTTTCAAATGCCCTTTACTCAAGATATTATAACGAACTAATTGACCGCATGGAGTTTCCGTTACAAAAGTCATACGGTAAGCATATTTTGAATGCTCATCATTATCGTGAGTCTAATGTTTGTGATGATGACTACAAAACAACCGAAGAGCAATGAGCTACGCGAAAACACACGAACAACTATCTGAGGTTATCAATGTCAGCCGTGGCAGAGTAACGCATGTTTTGAAAGCTCCTGGCGCGCCAAAGAGAACCGAGGAAGGTTACAATATAGAAGAGTTTGTTGATTGGTATAACAAAACCGGCAAGCATTGGAGTGCAGAGGACAAAGAGTTTTCATTGAAGAGCCAGAGCAAGTCACTCGCTGAACTAAAAGAAGAAGCTCAACGCTTGAAAAACGAGCAGTTGCAAATGAAAAATGATGAGCTTCGCGGATTGCTAATTGAGAAGGAGATTGTTGAAAAGGTTCTTGGTAAGTTTATGTCAACCTTGAGGTCGAGATTGCTATCCGTGAAGGCACAAGCTCCAGTTTTGGCAATGACAACCGATGTTGTAGAATGCGAACGCATCTTGGTTGAAGCTATGCAATCAGCACTAGAAGCAGTCAGCGAACTACCCTATGAACCCAGATAAAGCACAACACGTTTGGGGACTTTTAACATCGGGCATCAAGCCTCCGTCGCGCGAAAAATGGTGGAAGTGGATGGAAGATAACATACGACTGGACCACCGGAGTGCGATTGAGGGCAACTACCGAACAACCCTGACTCCGTTCGTAAGGTATGTTTACGACGCCATGCAAGACCCCCGTGTCAAGCGTGTGACATGCTTGATCTCAGCGCAGAGTTTCAAGTCGCAGGCATTCGCGAACTTCTTTGCGGCAATGCTTATGAATGACCCAGGGCAGACGATGTGGGTCATGGCGAATGCTGAGATGTGCGAAGACTTCATTGAAGTTCGCCTAAAGTCCCTGCTTGAGAATTGCAAGGCGACCAAGGAACGTATGCCGGTCACAAGGAGCGAAAACCGAAAAGACCTAGTGCAATTCCCCGGGATGGACCTTTATGTCCGTGGTAGCAACTCGCGGGCAAAACTCGAATCAACTCCGATTCGTTGGTTGATCGAGGACGAGCGGGCAGACTGGAAGCCTGGAGCAATCGACGTGGTGCGTATGCGATTGACCGGCTTCCACAACGCCAAGGAAATCGGTGGAGGCACTGGGGGCGTGGTTGACGACGCCTTCACCAAGGATTTTCTCGACGGGTCGCAAACGCATTGCCACTTCCGCTGTCTCGCTTGCCAGCATAGCCAACCCTATCGGTTTGGACGTGAGCCGACACCGCTGTTTCCGTTTGCGCGGGCCAAGGGCGGCCTGAAATGGGAAACCAGCGAGCGGACTCGACCGGGCGGCGTGTGGAACTTCGAGTTGATGCGGGAAACTGTCCGTTGGGAATGTGAGAGTTGCGGACATGAGCACACCCCAGCCGATGGACCTGCCATGCGGGCAACCATCCATGCTGTCGAGCACAACCCAACGGCGCGGCCAGAGTGGAAAAGCTTCCACAGCAATATGTTCTCGATGCCGTGGGTAAGCTGTGACTGGCGGGAACTCGCGGAAAAGTGGCTCCGCGCCCTGGATGCCAAGGCCGCTGGCGACCTCGGGCCGCTACGGGCCTACATCACTCGGGTTCTCGCGGAACCGTGGGAGGAACGTCTTGGCCAACGTGAGCTTGACGAGACATTCGATGCGATTCGGGCACCGTATGGCTTCAACGAATCATGGCCGGAGGAGGTTGCGCGATTCATGGGCGTGGACTACCAGGCTGGCAAGGCGGGGTCTGGTGAGCACTTCTGGTGGGTTATCAGGTCAATCTCGGCAGGGGGCCAGCGTCGCCTCGTGGCCTATGGCAAGGCGTTGTCGTTTGAGGAGTTGGAGTCGATCCGCCAAAGCTACGGCGTGCCGATTCCGTTCTCCCTGATTGACCACGGCTACAAGGGCGCAACGGTGGCACGGTTTTGCGCGCAAGCTGGATGGAAGCCCATGAAGTCCGAGGGTGACGTGTCATTCATGCACGAAGGCAACGTAAAACGCTACTGGAAAGAGGGTCGCTGCGCCCCGGGCCTCGGAACTACGGCTCACGCGCCACGACGGGAAATCAAACTCTACCATTGGAGCCTTCCCAGCTTTCGCGATTTGTTCCATAACTGCCTCACCGGGTTAACACCGGGTTTTACAATTCCTAGCGAGCCCGGAAAGGAGTGGCTGAAGCACATGTCCGCTTGGATTCCTGTGGAGGAAAGAGGGCCGAACGGCATTGCCAAACGCGACTGGAAGCAAGTCCACGACGATGACCACCTGAGATCATGCGAGGAAATCATCCTTGCTGGCATGACAATTGCGGCATTCCACGGCAAGTGCCCAATGCCGATGGGAACGGTCATTAAAGTTAACTAAATCTACTATGTAGATGGCCATTCCAACTCTCCTCGTAGCATCTGTGCTTCGTGCCGCCCGCCTTGAGGCAGCGGCAAGCATTCCTGTCACGACCGCCAAGGCCCTGCTGGAACAACTCATGCGAGGCCAGTTTTCGGCCATCGTTGGCGATGGCGGTCGAGTCCTGATTGAAACCAACATGGCTGGCCGTGCGGTGAAGTGGCAACAACTAGCGGACCTTTCCCCCAGCGAGATCATGCAACTCGCGGAGGCCGCTTGGCGCATGGATGACGAACTTGGCGAGGATGACATCAGCTCACGCCGTGTCACACGCCTAACCGCCATGTTTGGCAACGCAAGATACTAAAATGTTTGAAATCTTTAAGCCAAAAGTAAATGCGTCGATGACGGTCGGAACGCTCGGAGCATCCGAAGCGGCTTCGGTTGTCGTCACTCCTACGAAGTCAAAGGCGACTGCGGCTCCATCACGCAAGGGCGGAACGCTATTCAAGGGAACTACGCCAATTAGGCGTGGATATTTTGAGTCATTAAATGACAACGGCGACCGTGCCGGAGTTCCTATTTATGGCTACGGGTCGCCGTTGTTAAGCGACATGACGCGAGACCAATTGACGGCGATTTGCCGCTACCTCGCGGATAACCACCCGCTGGCGATTTATGCAACTGGCTTGAAGCGTGATTACTCGGTTCCCATCACGGTGACAAGCGCATCTCCCAGCCCTGCTTGGAATACGGCGGCGGACCTATATTGGAAGGACTTGCAGCACATCATTGACTTTACGGGACGCTTCCACTTTGATAGTCTCCAAGAAACATGGTCTATGGCGGTTGATACTGACGGTGACTTTGGGTTAACGATGACTGACGTTCGCGGATTCCCGCAAGTCCAGGTTGTAAACTCAACAGTCATTCGAGCGCCTAATAACAATACTTTATTTTGCTATTCTGGCGTTCAGTTGGACCAATTTGGGTCCGTCCTTGGTTATTGGCTGCGGACGATGGATAAGATGATCCCCGAGCCCCAGATGTTCCTTTGCTACGAGCCAAGGAATGATGGGGAATACCGTGGCATTTCTCCCATGCAGGCTGGCAGTAACGATGCCAGAGACGGGCATGAGATCAATGCGTTTGCTAAGGGTAAGGCCAAGGCCGAACAGGCAATGGTCATGGTCTTGAAAACCCCTGATGGCACCATTGCTGATACCGATTGGGACCCGAACGCTACCCAGACGTCGGAGCAAAAGACGGCAACCCCGAAACTTGGCTTCGCTGACTTTCTGGGCAAAGACATCCCCGTCATTCCGAGTGACCACGAAATCATTGCACCTGACATCAAGATCAACCAGACTGACTTCCAAGGCATGCAGGACCACCTTGCAGGCCGGTTTGTTATGTCGATTGGGTTTCCGCCTGCATTCGTGTTGGACTCCAAGTTAACCGGCCCGAATCAGCGGGCGGTCAACGACAAGGTTAAGAAGGCCGTGGAACGCCGCAAGCGAGCGATGGGACGGGCCGCCACATGGGTCCGCAATAATGCAATCGCTTGGGCAATCGCAAAGGGTAAGCTGGCACCGCAAGTCGGATGGGATAAGGTAAGTCTTCAAGGCCCGGCTGAACTGTCCATCGACATGTCCCAGCAGACGCAGGATCGTGATGCCGTAATGCGAGGCATGATGACGCTTCGCGACTATCACGGTCGCCGGAACAAGAACTACGAAGCCGAGATGGAACAAGGCTTCAAGGAGGCTGAGAAAATCATTAAAAAATGCACCGACCTTTCTGGCGGCGATAAGACACTCTTCACCATGCTGCTGGCTAGATTCCTACCGACTGGAACCGCCATGCCAATCACCCCTGACACTTATGACAATGCGCCCTGAACTGGTTCGCCTTTCGCTCGACACCCCGCTTATCGCTGGCAACACGCTTGCGGTCATGCTTTCCTCAATCCGTGAAGGCATGGCGGCGGAATTGCCATGGATGAAGGAGATGAAAAAGACCATGAAGTCAGAGATGGTCCGAGTTGGTGAAATCGCCATGATTCCGGTCAAAGGCGTTCTAGCGCGCAATCCATCGCTTTACGAGATGGCCTGCTGCGACTTTGAAGATATCGAACAGCTTGACGACATGTGCAAAATTGCCGAGTCTGACCCAGAGATTCGCGGCGTGCTTCTTGATATTGATAGTCCCGGAGGATTCGTTAACGGAACACCCGAGATGGCCGATTCTGTGGCAGCTTTGGCGAAAAAGAAATGCGTGATTGCCTTCACAGCTGGCATGGCCTGCTCCGCTGCCTACTGGATTGCATCACAAGCAACAGCGGTCATTTCAACCCGTTCTGCTATCGTTGGAAGCATTGGCGTTTACTCCGCACTTTACGACCTATCCGCATACTACGCCGAGATGGGAGTAAAGGTTGAAGTCGCAACCAATAAAGAAGCAACTTTCAAAGCCGCCGGGTTGCCTGGAACCAGTCTTAGCGATGAGCAACGCGCCAACTGGAAAGCATCTGTTCAGCGGGACTTCGATGAGTTCGCTGCTGCCGTTACCGGGGCACGTCCGCAAATCCAAGCCGAGTCAATGCAAGGTCAAACCTTCAACGGCAAGCAAGCCAAGGCTGCTGGCCTAGTTGATGGCATTGGAGACAAGGCATTCGCACTGTCTTATTTACGGTCCAAGTTAAAGTAATTCCCTTTAGTAATGAAAGACCAAGCTGACATTCTGGCAGAACTCGCCAAGGCCAATGATGACCTTGCCCAGGTTCGTAGCCAAGTGACCGCTCTTGAACAGGAGCGCGACAACGCGAAGGCCGAGCTTACCACCACCAAGGAGAAGCTGGCCACCGCAGAAACTGAACGTGATGCCGCCAAGGCCGCCAAGATTGACTTCGAAAAGGCCGTTGCCGCCGAAGTCGTCGCCCGGGGCTTCGTGAAGGCCCCAATCCCAACTGCTGAAGTAGGGAACTCCGGCAAAACCAAACCCCGAATGACCGCTGAGGCATTCATGAAACTCAACCCAACTGAAAAGAAAGCCGCTGCTCTCGCTGGCGTCATCTTTGAATAACTTTTATGGCTAACTCCTACACCAATCTCGTTGCGGATGCTTACGTTGCTCTGGCTTATGTTAGCCGCGAGCTTGTGGGACTGATTCCCAGCGTCAACCGCGACTCCACAGCCGACCGCCTTGCCCAAGGCCAGACGCTCCGTTCACCGATTGCCCCGGTGAATACTGCTGGCCGCGATGCCACGCCAGCAATGTCGCTACCCAGCGCGGCTTACCAGACCATCACGAACAACACGCTGACGATCACCAAGTCCCGTGGCTTCCCGTTCTCTTGGACCTCCGCCGACGTCGCCGCCCTTGGCCCCAACATCCTCAACATCAAACAGCAACAAATCGCCCAAGCGATGCGCGCCGCTGTTGGTGAAATCTCCACCGACGTCTTCGCCGCACTTCGCAAGGGTGCTAGTCGCGCCTACGGAACGGCTGGCACCACTCCTTTCGCTTCTGATCTTGGCGCTTCAGCCCAGATGAAGAAAATCCTGGATGACAACGGCGTCCAATCAAGCGACCGCTCTCTTGTCATCGGGACTACTGCCGGAGCGGCTCTTCGCACGTTGCTGAACAACCCGCTGAACGCCAACAATTCGCTTAATGGCGACTTGGCTCGCCAAGGTGTTCTCTTCGACGTCAACGGCTTCGCCATCCGCGAGGAAGCCAAGGTAAGCGTGATCACCAAGGGCACCGGTGCCGGCTACCTCGTGAACTCGGCTTCCCTTGCCATCGGTGACACAACCATCCCGTGCGATACTGGTTCCGGCACCATCCTTGCTGGCGACATTGTCACCTTTGCTGGCGACACCAATAAATATGTGGTCGCTACGGCTCTTTCTGGCAGCAGCTTCACCATTGCGGCTCCTGGCCTCCTTGCCGCTCCAGCCGATAATGCGGCCATCACTGTTGGCAACAACTTCACCGCCAACCTCGCATTCTCTCGCGAGTTCGCTACCCTGGCCACTCGCCTTCCCGAAACCGACGTCGATGACATCGCTTCTTTCCGCGAAACAATCACTGACGACGTGTCCGGCTTGAGCTTCGAGCTTGTCGTCTGGCCCGGCCAACGCATGGCCACCTACGAAATCGCCATCAACTGGGGCGTTTCTGTGATGAATCCGCACTGCGGAGCCATCCTCCTCGGCTAACTTTGTTGGTCATCGCTAAGCCCCCGTGCGCCCCGTGTGCCGGGGGCTTTTTTTATGGACCTACTCGAAAAATCAACCATTGCGGGCTTCAACGCCATGCGCCGCGCCAACCCAAGGCGGGTCAGCATGGGCGGGCGTGAGCTTGTGCTGCTTGGCGAGGAAGCGGACCCGACGCCGAACTCGCGGTATTCCATGACCATAGAGGAGGCCGACGACATCATTTTCCACGCGCTGAAAACGGACGTCCAAAAATCGGGCTGGAACGTCGTGGAGGGTGGGGTATTGAGCGAAGGTAGTCAGACCTTCCGCATCGCCCGAATTATGCCCGACAACGGTTCACCAATCATGCGCATCCGCGCCAGAGTCAGATGACACCGGACGAGTTCACACGTCGCCTTGGTATTTACATGGGATTGACCCGGGATTTGCCGGGGCATGTGCTGCGGAAGAAGGGGACGGACTTGCGGATCAAGCTGATGCGCGAATTTAAGAAGCAGCGTTGGCGTCGCGGCAAAGGGGTCGGCCCTTGGATTGAGGCGAGGAAGCGGAAACGCCAGGGCAAGGGGACAAAGGTCCGCCCCAATGTGGCCGCTAAGGCGAAGATTGGAAACTTTCGTCTCGGCAAATTAACGAGTATGGGTGCGGCGGGAACGGTCCCCCTTACCAAGGCCGGGAAACCCATGAATCGGCGGCAAGCGGCAGTCTGGCTTGAACTCAAGACGCGGCAGCGAGGAATCGGCCTTCTCGGGGCATCCCTGCTTGAACAACGCTACCAGTCTGGTAAGCTTGTGGCAAACATCGTTGGTGGTAAGTGGCGCGATGGAACAGCCCAGACCCAAACCATCGTTGGCGCATCCCGAAATCTTGGAATGATGCATAAGACAACAATCAGGCCTAATTTATATTTGATTGAAGACTTTGTTGGCGGGACTGACGTGGTTGATCGTCGATATGGGTTAGTGAATAAAGCCCTTGGCGCAGTAAGCGCCGACATGGATAAATACTTTCAGCGCAAGCTTACCGAAGCTCAACGCTACGCATTCAAACTATGAAACTAGATGAAGTTCAGTCGCAGTTGGTAACGCTGATGACGGCAGCCTTCCCGGGGCAAACCGTGGTGGCCGACTTGTTTCGCAAAGCCACCGAGAAGCAGATGGAAGATGCGCTTTCCACTTCGGGATTTTGCATCTCAGTTTCTCCGCTGTTAACGGTCACGCCTATCAATGGAGAAGGCGGACGTTCCATGTCCATGCGTGCCATGCACATGGTCCGTATCCGAACCAATCCCGACATCTCCGAAGTCGAACCGATTGGCGCAATCAGAACCGCTTGCACGGCCGCTAAAAACTACACATCAAACGCCCGCCGGTTTTCCATTGATGAAATTAAGTTTGCGGTTGATGATTCCGGCTGTCTTTCTTGGGATATTTCAGTAACCTACGCTGTCCAACTATGACCGATGCTCAACTCCAACTCTTTGCCGTTGCTTCCCTTGCCGGGAAGACGCTTACAGGTGAACCTATCACCGTGCAAGTCCACGTCTTGCCGCTGCGACGGTTGCCGGAACTGCTCGAAGAAGGCGGCAGTGCAATCAATCGCACAAAACTCTACACCGGACTTACCGAAGCGGACGTTGAATTACTCGACGGAGAAACGCTGAATGCCGTGTTGGAGGCCGGCGACAAAGCAAATTTTACCCGATTGCAGGCGATCCTAGACAGCGTGGCGCGGCTCAACAAACTGTTTCCCGAGCCCGCACCCGTGACGCCTGGCAAGGGTGGTTCGACCTCTGCGCCGAAGTCGCAACCCTGACCGGGTTAACATTCCGCGAACTTTTGGAGGAAACTCCATCTCAGGTTTTGGCGCGTCACAAAGTTTTGATGAAGCGTGAGGAACTTGAGAACACCCGACACGGCTTAAAAAATGGCAGCTAACTTAACGGTAAGTCTTACGACTCAAGGCGCTACGGAAGCGGCTGGCAGGCTGCAAAGCGTCGCTAATGCTGCGAGCAATGTGGCTGATGCTCAATCACGCATTGCCGTAACGGGCCGCCAGCTTCAAGCTGCTAGAATCAATCTTGGACGTCAATTCGCTGACGTTGCTGTTACTGGAGCAACGGGCATGAGTCCCGGGTTAATTGCAATCCAACAAGGCCCGCAGATTATTGATGCGTTAGCACAGATGGGACTTGGCGTAGGAACATTTATCACTCTCGGCAGCGTTATCGCTGGTTTATCCATAGACGTAATTTATATCATTAAAGCTTTCAAGGAAATGCGTGAGGCACAGGAGGATGCGCGCAAATCCATGGAGGCAGTTATTGATCTTGATCGGAAAAGTGGCATTTGGAATCTTAATAGGATTGAAAAGTTTGGCTCAAGTGACATTTATGAAGGTTCTGGTGACAGGTCAAGATTGCAGCGTTACTTAAACCGTCTTATTGATGAGAGAATGACGATGACACCAGGTAGCCAAATGTATAAGATAAATACCGAGATGCAAGATAGGGTTAATCGTGTAATTCTTGAAATTGCTGATGGTATAAGCCGTAAGTTATTTCTAAAAACATTTGCAGAAAAGCAACTTACACCAGAGACAAAGAAATTTATTGATCAAAAAAACCGAGAAGCTAACCTTGAAAAATATATCAGCGCAGGAGGTAGCTTGAGCATGGCTATCGCCCAGCGTGATTCTTTAATCAAAGAAGGAACAACTCCGGGAAAGAGTGTTAATGAAATTGCTTATCGGGCCAATTCGCTGAGGGTAGCTGATTCAATGGCCAATCTCATTGAAGACTTGAAAAATCGAGAGCAGAAGGCCGCGAACTCGCAACAAAATCGAAACGCTTTTCTGCGAGAGGTTGGAAACATTTGGAAAATTAAAGAAGTTAAAGAAGATTTCGGGGCAGCTAAAAACGCCTTCATGCGCGAGATGCGTAACATCTGGGAAATGCCAAAGCGTATCCTGAAAATCCCGGAAATCCGCTCCGACCGCACCATGTATGGCGGCGTCATCGGTGGAAGCGCGATGGTCCAAGAATCCAAAGCCACAAGCCGCAACACCTCTGACACCGTGAAGGAACTGCGGACCCTGAATGCCCGCCTGTCCTTGGGCTACCAATGAAGACGCCGCCTTACTATCCGGGACGCCCGGCGGTTGCCTTTGACGAGGAGAACCGCAACCGCCTCATCGCGAACAACGTCGTCCGGTCTGGCAACGGGACACGGGTCGATTGCAGCCCAGGCGGTCGCGCTATCCATGTTATTCCTCCAAGGCGTGCTTATCCGTGGAGGCCAGCGGCTCAAACGCTCCATTGGCAACCCGACACCGAAGACGCCGGGCCGACCTACCAAGGCACGCCCATCAACGTCCCGTTTCTGACCTCAGAACCGACCTGGGTTGACGACCCGATGGCGACGCCCGAGGAGAACGCAGCCAACCAAGCGGCGGCCCATGCGGCGTGGTTGGCTGGCGCGGCCTTGCTTGATACGGCAAACGCTGACGGCGACGCCATTGTTGAGGTTCCCGGGGACCAAGTTGGGATCATTAAGTTTCTGACTCCGGGCCGGTTTCTGATTCACTACTCGGTTGTTTGCGGTTTTGACCCGACTTATGACGGGGTAAAGTGCGTTCCTGATGCAGTCACTAAACTATTGCTAAAGGCCGGAGACACGAATCTTACAGCAACGGCGCTTTATACTACTCATCACGTCAAGCCAGTGTTGAAGGATGTGCATTACGGGACGACTACGGCAACGACCGAGGGGACCGTTACGGTTACATTACCAACGCAAATTGAAGCGACGGTTTATCCAGCAAGTCCCGCTGGTGCTGTTGATTCAGTGAACTTCGCAGAAACTAGCATAACGACGCATGATTATCAGGATGCCGAAATTGATGCCGTCCAAGTCCTCACTCCGTTTGATGAAGAACCAACTGCAACGTTCAGCGGGACAGTTGCCATTGCTGAATCAAAGTTTACCCCTTGGACACCGTGGGGCTACTCACGCCAGACCATCACGGGAACTTGGCAGATCGTTGTCGTTCGCGACCCGGCAGACCGCACTCAGTTGAAAATCAAAAACGGTTCGTCCCTCCTTGACCCTACCGTTGAGTTTCTCGTCAACCGTCATTCTGTGGAGGACGCAAACCCGGAAACCTTCGACTGGCTGGACGCTGCTGACCTTAACCTCATGCTTCACTCTGGGACCGCAACCTTTCACCTCTTCGCCCCCTAATGGCTCTTCTTACTCCTTTCACTGTTCCCAATACTTGGAACGCGCAACAGGTTGCGCCTATTCTTGCGGACACCATCGCCCAAGGCATCACGAAGACGATGGTTTGGAAAGCCCCATGGCCGGACTGTGAAACCAATCGCATGTTTCCCGGCCAAGAGGTTGTGGACTATGCCGATTTGGTGGCCGCCAAGGTCACGGTTGAGCCGCTTTCAGAAGATGACACGGAAGCGGATGGGAACGCCACCGTAACGGTTGAATTTGCGCCCGCTGAGTGGGGTTTCGGCACCAGTGACGCAGCAGATCCGAATCCGCAACCGCTTTTGCGTTACGACCGCATCGACAAAAGTATTCTTTCCCACCCTGACTATCGCGTTGGCGGCGGCGGTGACTTCGAGTTGGATTATGAGGATTTGGCCATGCTCGACATCTGGGCATCGGAACCCGACTACGCTCTCAAGTCGGCATGGCAGTTTACCGACCCGGTGACACGCGAGGAAGTAACGCTTTCTGAGAATGCCCAAGAAGTGGCAAAGCTATTGATCGAGAAGGTTGACACCTACTTTTCTCCGGCCCCGGTCATCTCCCATGTTCACCTGACAAAGCAACGGCCTGCCTGCACGGCTATTGGCTTTATTTACACGGCAGCGGAGTTAACAAGCGTTTTCGACATTCCAACTAATTCTATTCCTCAATACTATAATAGGTCGGGAACGCCAACGGATTACCAATGGCTTTGCGTTGGCGAAGATAGGCAACAGCTTCAACGTGGAGGCAACTGGAAGCGGAACCTAGAGTTTCAAGGTGCCGAATACTACCCCGTTGGGCTTTACCCACGGACCATTTGACCAAGTAAACAAAACTCCTAAATTAGAATGAATATCCTAGACATCGTTCTCGGCACCAAGCTTTACATCGCACCCGAGGCTAGCGGAACCGCTGACCGCACGAACAAGCCCGCCTATGACTCAGCCTCATGGCTTGAGTTTGGTGGCGTCACCTCCGCATCTATCGACGTCACAGGCACCGGCGAAGACCCCGTTTTCAAGCCCGTGGATGGTGTTCTCCAACTCTACAACGTCCACGACACCAAGCGGACCTTGACCATCGACGTTGAGCTTACCGACGTCAGCTCCAAGTATCTCAGTCAGGTCTTCGGCGCATCCATCACGGTCAATACTGCCTTCATCCCGCTTTCCGGCCGCGTCAACCGCCGCATGTGGATGAAGATGGAGCAGATGGACGACTCCAACAATTCCGTCATTCTCCTTGAGCTTTTCACCTCGGCCAAAGTCACGGAAGCCATGCAGGCCGGTGAAGGTGTCATTCGCCCGAAAATGCGTTTCACGGTCATCTACTCGACCTTGAACGTGGGCAACGTCCCCACCGCCTCCGGTCTCTAATCTACGCACATGGCTACCGCTCCTACACGCTTAACGCCGGGGAGCGCATCCCCGGGCACCGCCCCCACCCGCAAAACCGGAACAAGCGCCTCGGCTGGTTCGGCTCCGACCCGAAAAACAGCGACAAGCGCATCCGCTGGAAGCTCTCCTTCAAGGCTTTCGGCGGTTTCATCCGTGGTGGTGCCTGGGGCCGGAATTGAGTTTGAGGGCGCGTCAAACACGCTCGTCATCGGAGCCGGAGCGGCGCACTACGGAATCCGCGTTGGCCACTTCGTTTCCGGCGTGAACATCCAAGCCGGAACCATCGTGACCGCGATTGCTGACGATGAGGTTACGATTGACCCCGCGACCGAGGACACCTCGGACGCAACCGACATCACGTTCTCTAACATTCCCCCCGCCCCGACCCGGCGCTCCACATGAGCAACCTTTCCCTCACTGTCCCGGTTTACGTTGACCTTGACCCGTCTTGGCCGGTCCTAGTCAAGTCGTCTGACACTCGTTTGCCGGCTGGTTCGCTTGTCGTCGTCTCAGGCGATAAGCGGCTCTACTCAATCCGCCTCCACCAGACGCCAGACGGGTCAACGTGGCAGCGTGTAGGCCTTCCCTCGGGTTGGACGATGGTTCTGTCGGGCAAGCGTGCCCCGGGCGGAGAAACGGCCTATTTCACCAACTCGACGTGGACGTCTGTTGGCAGCGGAACAACCCTGGCTTACACCGCTACTCTGGACTTTGGTGTTGACGATGCCATTTGGGGCGATCCGGCGGTTCCGACACTTGATTTCTCGATGGACCTCGAGATCAGGGATGCGACCAATGCGGTCCGTGGAACCTGGCAGTTTCCGCTTGTCTTGCACCGCGAAAACTATGGCAGCGGCGACACTCCGGCCGACCCCGACTATCCGTTTCTCGACCGTCCGGCGGCGGACAACATTTACCTCAGCTTGGACGCGGCTCAGACGTGGTCGGGAGAGCAGCAAGAGCAGGGGCAAGACAACCTCGGTGCGGGAACGACCGGGAAAGCGGTTTTCGGTGCCGAGACGGAGGAGGACGCCCGCGCCGCAATGGGGGCCGAGCAGGATGAGGACAACACGCCCAGCACGAACGTCAGGCGGACCTCAGCCGGGTGGGCAAAGGCCACCGCTGGCGTCTTCGGGCAAGATGGCGACAATGCGTTTACCGTGAAGGGTTTGGACGACTCAGCCGTTCAAAAGTCCATCACGGGAAGTGCTTCGCAAACGACCTTTTCAACGGGGCAACTCGACCAGACCGGCCTCGTAGACGGCATGAACGTTTACGGCTCCGCGTTCGTGGACGGCACTACCATCGTTTCGACGGCTGGCGGAGTGACTACGCTTTCGACTGGCAAACTGACGAGTGGGACGGATCAAGTGTTTTTCAGCAGCGGAACCGACCCTCGCCCGAAGCTTATCCTGACCCGCGAAGGTGCCGAGATTTTCACCATCGACTACCAGGGGAACATCAGCACCGGAAGCACCGGCAACTTCGGCGCTCTCGTGGTCGGTGGAACTATCTCCTGGGGAACGCAAAACTTCGCTTTGAGCGAGGTGGAACTCGGCACCGGCATCTGGGCGGCGAACCTCAACGGAAGCCTAAACATTGCCGGAAACTTCACGCTTGGTGGCGACATTCAGGCCGTTGGGGCTGAGATTCGTGGCGGGTCTTTTGTCGTCGGAGAGACCGACCTATTCAAGGCCGACGGCTCCGGTGCGGTCACGGGTCTTTCGTTCACGAACAATTCCAGCACGGCGGCGCTTGGCAGCGCGGGCAATTTCTACGCTGTCCACGGCAAGTTCAACGGCACCGGAGGCGTTGCTGGACATTGGCTTGTGAAACACGGCACGGCTGAGGCTGGCACGGCAGGTTACACCACCGGCTACGCCGCCACAGGTGGCACATTCACGCTTCGAAACGGCACGTCCTCGACGTCCATCCTCACGCTGGATTACAGCGCCTTCACGGCGGCTAGGACTATCAGTTTCCCGGACGCCGCCGGAACAGTCGTGCTGACTCCTGGGAGCACGTCCATCACCACCCTCGGCACCATCACGACGGGGACTTGGAGTGCGACAGCCATCGCAGTTGCCAAGGGCGGAACGGGTGGCACCACGGCGCGGGAGGCCCAGCGCAACCTCAGCCTCGGGCGGGAAACGGTCATCGCGCTGGACGCCAACCAATGGACCACGGCTACCATCTCCGGCACCGTGGCCAGCAACGGCACCGTTTCGGGCATCCGCTACATCGACGTGAGCGGGTCAACGGCTGGCTTCGGGCGGGCCGTTTACGGGCCTTCCAGCTACAGCAACCTATGGTCCGCCACAGCCGCGCAGATCGACTTCTCGCAATCGTGGAGGCTGTCATTCCGCACGCGCAACACCTTGGGCAGCAACACCTCGGCGCGTCACACCATCCTTATCGGTTGCTCCTCGACGCCGACGGCTCACACGCTGGCCAACGCCGGTTTTGCGGTGAACTTCAAGGGCAATGGCAGCACGGTCGATGTGTTCGTTTCGGCCCACAATGGGACCAGCCAAACGAACTCAACGGTGTCCGCCGCGCCGCTGACCGCCGGGACCACGAATTACTATGACTGGGAGCTTGAATGGATTCCTGCCACCGGGCTCTACCTCTACCAAAACGGAACGCTGGTTTGCTCGCTCACCACGGGCCTGCCTTCGGGAACGGGAAGCGCTGGCAACTACGCGCTTGCCATGATCGCGGAAAACGTTTCTGGGTCAGCAACGGCCACCAACTTTTACCTGATGGGTGGCAAAGTGAACCGCTTCTAATATGCCCAGACTCCCCCACAAAACGCCGCTTGACCACCGCCAAAGAGAGCTCACCTCGGCGGCGCTTTCGCTGGCCTTCGCGACCATGGACAAGGCCACGACGATGGGCATCCTAGAGAGCCACATCAAACGCCTCCAGCGGGCCGCCAAGGTGCATTGCCGCGAGGTTGCTGTTCATAAGGCTGGCAAAGTAAAGAAAGTAGATTGGTTTTACGCTGCCGAACTCCGCACGTGGATACAGGTGCCCGACTCGGCCATCAGAAGCATCCAAGGAAGTATGGGAAGCTATTGAATCTATCCAAAGTCCCCCGAAAATGATCACCATCGGATTTATCGTCCCCATCGACTTCGACACCGTTCCCATCCGCGAACTGGTCGAAGCCAACGGGCTCCAATTCGCCGCAACCGAGTATTTCGAGACCGAGGGCCAATGGCTCACGCTGCGCTTCGCGTTTCCGCCGACACCGGAGCAAAAAGCCGCCCTGCTGGCCGACTTGCGGGCTTGGCTCATCGCGAACCTTGTCACGGAGGACGCGCAATGAGTCAGGTTATTGAGCAGGAAATAGTTGGTATCGATGGCTATATCTTGGGCATTCGCTACATTGAGCAGGAAATAGTTGGTATCGATGGCTATATCTTGGACATTCGCTACATCGAATCCCATGATTATGACTTCGGCGAAAGCAACAGCATACCATTCAATAATATTGGAACCGATACGCAATGACCAACGAAGAAATCATTCAGGGAACGCCACCCCCGGAGAGCATCCCCGACAATGTATCGATTCTAATTGAAGCATTAAAGGAAGTAGAGAATGCTCCTATGGCTCCATTTGATTCATTTGAAGCCTGTCGTATTAGGTTGATGAAACTAGCCAAGGATGCATTAGCAAAAGCGAGCAAGGAATCTTTTGTTTCAGTTGCGAATTGTGCAGGTTACTACCAGCCGACCTACAAGCAGGTCGACGCCTCGACCATCGCTGACGCGCTGGAAGCTCTCGAAATCGGCCTAGCTCACACCAAGGACGCACTTGCCGACTTCCCCAATCACTTTGCGACGAGACTCGAAGTTCTCATGAAGGAAGGCATCGAAGCTGATATTCGCAAAATCGAGGCCGCCATCGCCTCGCTGAAATCATGAAACACACACTCTCCTTCACGACTTCCGATACCCTGCCATGCGTCGTCAAAGGCTCATGGGACACCGGCCCGGCCCGACCCCACGACCTCGACGCGATTGCGTGGGGGGCTCTCATCGCGGCGGAACTGATCAACGGATGCGGTCCCGAGCACTGGGGCGCATTGGTGCCCGACCTGACCCCGCAGATGCGCGCCGCTGGCCACCGGCATGATCTCGACTGCCTCATCGGCGGAACGCCCGCCGACCGCGACAAGGCCGACTCGCGCTTTGCCGCGTTGGCTCCGGCGCTTTATGCCGTGGCGGTTCATAAGTTCGGCGACAAGTGGTTCAGCCACAGAGACAAGCCGCTATCCCACGGCGAGTTATGCATCATCGTCCAGGCAGCCTATTGGAAAGCCGGTTACGCCGCTTCGTCGTCCCTGATGCCGTTTCCCGCAACCCTCGCACACCTCGAACGCCCGTGAATGCCGCCGCCCAAGCCCTAGAAGCAGCCCATGCCGTCGCCGCTGACGTTGCCAATGTCAAACCTATGATTGGATTCGCCTACACTGCCGCAACCCTCGCTGCTGGAGGCGTTTCCGACGCATTCAGCTACATCTTCACCGGGAAGAGCATCCTAGCTCAGGTGGTGCCGGACTTGTCGCCTTGGGCACAGTTTGGCATCGGCGGGATTTTCCTTCTGGGATTCATCGCGTCGGCTCGCATCCTGCTCAATTACCACGAGGCCCGGATCGCGGAATGGCGCGAACGCTGGCAGGAGGAGCGGGATGAGAAGAGCGCCTTGATTGCGCGCATCCGCGAGATGAACGACGCCCGCGACCGCGAGCTTTCCGACATGCGCCGGAATCCTTCGTTGCCGAAATGAAAACCGCACTCCGCCTCGCCCTCTCCGCCGCGTGCTGGCTGACCAACCCTCGGCCAGCTTACCCGCTACGGTTCAACGTCTGGCTCTGGAGCCGCGTGAACAGTCCCCTTTGCCTGACTTACAACCGGCTTTTTGGCCGGTGGGGCAGCCTCCTCAACCGATGAAAACCCTCCTCCTCCTCTGCCTAGCCGCGTCCGGCTGCGCAATCACGCCAAAGGTCGTCACCACCGAGATCACAAAAAACGCGGACGGAACGTGGGTAATCAAGTCGCCAAAGGACGTGGATGCTTCCTACTACCAGCTTGGCCAGTTTACAAGCATCCGCTACAAGAGCCGATCAAGCGATGAGGCAATCAAGTCGGCAGCCGCAGAATCCGCCTCCCGCGCCGCCGCAGTGGCCAAGTTAGCCGAAGCCGCCGCGTCTTTGAAATAACTGCTTGACGTGATGGCTGAATCGGCCAAGGTCGACGGCGGTGCGATAATGCAACCGGGAATGAATACCGGCGAGGCGAAAGCCAGAGAATAGCAGACCGGCTTGTGCCGGGATATGCTGGTTAAAGTCCAGCTCGCACCACCTTCTTTTGGTTGTGCTCGTTTCATGGTCCTCGAAAGCCTCACCCCTCGACGGGTGGGGCTTTTTTGTTTGCCTTTCTTATGGCTTCGTTGACGGCATCTCGATGGCTTTGCCCTGGCTTGAGCGTGTAGGTTGCATTCATCTGCTGCTCGCGTTCTTCGTTGGTTTTCGGGAACGGCACATTCACCATCATGTTTGCGAAGGCGATGGCGAGAGGGTCCGGCTGGTTCAGCCGCTCGCGGACCCACTGCGAAAGGCCGCCCCTTGACGCCGCCTTCCAGGCCGCCAGTTCGTCCGGCCCACCACGCGGGACTTTGGGGTCAAAAGATTCCTTACGTGGTTGGTAAGTTAGTTGTAAAAACAACGTGGCTTTCATGTCAATTGAATAAAAATGTCCACCATTCAGCATTTGGGAATCGTTGCTTGTAAACGGTATACTTAATGCATATCATTACAATTACAAATGCGGCAAATATTAAAATATATCCGATGTTTTTAATGGTTTTCATGGGTTATTTGTAAAAAACTCACAGCCTTGGGTATTTGTGCATGATGTAGGCGACTTCGTCAGGCGTGAAGCCAAAAGCCTTATTGATACCATTGATAGCATTCATTGCATCCCCATTGATAGCACAATTTCTTCTTAGAGAATGCAAATGCGGCTGAATGTCTGCAAAAAGCTCGCCGTAGAGTTTTAGCAACAGCTCGCGCCTGATTTCTCTATGAAATCGTTCGAGCGTTGGAGCATCAACCAAGCGGTGAGGAGACGAAATTTCTAAGTTAAGTTCCGCAATAGTCTTGCATTCCACACCTCCGCTTGCGATTGGTTTGATGCGTGTTTCCACGCGTGCGGCTATTTCGTAGTCTGAGGGCCTCATGGTTTTGTTACTTTGGCAGAGGCTGCCAGCGTTTGAGGGTTTCGTCGTTTTCGATTTCGGAAATAAATGACGGCTCTGGCTTTCTTCTATACATAATTTGCTCATCCTCAGCAATTATCCATTTCTCAAGGCAACAACTCCATGCGGCAATCGTTGGCCCCGGATGCCCGAAGTCCGCCAGAATGCGCGACCCGTCTCGCGTGGCCGATTCCGGCGATCTCCATGCCAGTGCGGCAAGGACTTCGTGTGCTTCGTCCAACGCGGCGATGGCGGCCTTCTGGGCGCGTTCCTGCTCGAAGCCGGTGAAGTCGCGTGGGTCGGTTGAGGCAATCGTCACCTCGCCGGTTTCTGTGCTAAGGATGGCGTCGAAGACTTCGTTTTCTTCGTCGTAGCGAATGGTTATTGTGGCGGTGCGTTTCATGATTGGATTTTTACGGTTGTGGTGCGTTCGACGTAGACGAGTTTTGCTCTTGAAAGCATAGCAAAATAAGGAGAACCTTGATAAGTTATATCCGTAGGATTTTTGCATGAAGCAGCATCATAAAGACCGGCATCTTCTGGTCTTAGCCATCCATATGAGGTTGACTTTCCATCGTTATAAACAAGGCCCCATGCTTTGCCTTCGTGCATAATCATAACGCCGCGTTCAGTTTTTGCTCCAATCGGTTTCGGCTTCAACAGCTTCCTGATTTCATCGGCAACCTCTTGCGGGTCGCAGTGAGTGCCACCAGGGATTTTAAGCAAGGCGGCGTTGATGGCTTCGTTCCATGTGCTCATTTTTCCCATCCTTTCATCAAGTCGGCGGCCTGAGTCGGCGTTGCGGCGTAGTGGTAGGAGGCTAGGCCAAAGGAAACGAATCCGTAGCGCCAGCCAATGCGAGGGCGGGCGGAATCCCAATACCATGCCTTCACGGGCTTGTCGAGGCGTCTGGCGGTTGAACCAGTGCCCATGTAGACGGTGCCGGGTAGGATGGTTGGGTAATCCAAAGCTTTGTCTATGCCGCCAATCCATCGGGGTATCTCCGTAGGCCGCTCAAGGTAAGACGGATTTTCGGCGCGCTTGGTGCTGCGCTTAGGATTCTCAGTCAAGTCAACGACGACGAACTGAACTGTACGCAGCGGCAATTCAGCCAAGGCGTCAGAGATTATCTTGTCGGTCAACACTGGTCGAGGAGGGGTTGGCGGAACTGGCCTTGGCGGCTCGCCTTGCTTATTTCGTGTAGGAGCAGGCGGATTCGGGCAACGCGGCGTGGCGTCGTTTGAACGCTGGCGAGGATTCGGCAGGCGAAACAACAGCCAAACCAGAACGGCGAATGCGATGACAATGGTAGTGAAACCAAATGCGAGTTTTGCGGAGATCATTTTTTACGGGATAGGATGAGGAGGATGACGAAGGTTACTGATGTGAAAAAGGAGCCCACGAAGACTCCGATGATGAAGGATGTGGCGTCCATGTTAGGTTAGTGCTTGAATTATTTGCGGTCCCTTCCGATTTCTTCGACCATCTTTGCTGCTATTTTGATAGCTGCGTCAACGATGTCGAAAATCTTCCACATTCCAAAAATGACGAGGACAAAAACGAGCCCATCGTCGCAGGTTAGTCTGATGATCATTTGAGTTAAAGGGGCGGGCGGCATGGTAGCGCGCCCGCCCCAGGTTGGTGGTTCAGGATTATGCAGTTGGTTTACCGTCAATAAGCGCCACTCCGCCATCAACGATATGGATTCCCTCGGCTCCGGCCTCCTCTTGGAACTTCTCAATCCAGACCTGATATCCGCGATCGCTGGCCAAGTCGGTGATGATCTTTAGGTTGGCGCGGTTGATAAGAGCACCTTCACGGACAAAGATGACCCGCAGTTTGGGATTGGCGGCCATAGCGATAAGCGTCGAAACCTTAATGCGCTCAGCGGTGTTGAGGTCGGCAAATGGGATGCCGTTAAGGGTAACTCCGGCCTCGGTGATGGACAAGCCCTCGATGGGGAAATTAGCAGCTTTGATGGCCTTCTGGCGGGCTTCCTGGGCCTTGATCAATTGGGCGTCTAGCTCCGCGCTCGCGTCGCCAAGCTCATCGGCCCTGGCCTTGGCCTTCGTGAAGGCTTCAACGCTGGCGTTATGTGCTCGGGCCTGCCGGTTGGTGGTGTCGACGGTCTTGTATTCGGCGCGGAGGGTTTCTAGGCGTTCCCTCGCTTTGGTGTTTCGTTCGACGCAGTTGTCGGCGCGCCATTTGTCGTTCAGTTCGGCGTGAATCCTCACATCATTTTCCAGGTTGGCCTCAGCTTTCGCTAGTAGGTCTTTCAGGCGAGTTACATCTGCACTGGTCAGAGATACTTGCTTGTAGGCACGGTCAACCTCGGCGGCACGCGCCTGCATCTCGTCGGCCTCGGCGGTGAGCTTGCGGCCCTCCTCGGCCATCTCGGCAACCGACTTCTCCGGCATGAGTTCGAGCGAAACTGGCTTGGGCAGAGCATCCAGCGCGGCGACCGCCTGCTTGGCGTCGCGATTGGCGTCGCGGCGGGTGGCAAAAAGCGCGGCAATCTTCGCGTCGATGGCGGTGGTGTCGAGGCCCACGGTGCGGCGGAGTTGCTCGGCTTGGTCCACCGGTTTCAGGCGGGCGAATTGCTCGGGGTCGAAACTCAGCTGGCCGACCAAACCGGCGAGGAACGTTGCGGCTTTCGGCACCTTGAGCCCATCGGCGGTGGTGATGTCGAGGTAGCTGCCAGCCGGGGTGATGCGGCGTCGCACCGTGTAGGTCTGGGCCTCGCCGGCGATGGACAGCGTGATGGTCGTAGAGTCGGCCCCGGTGCGGATGGGGTGCTCGGCAACGGAGCCTTGGATGGCCTCCACGATGGCGTCGAGGACCGAGCTTTTGCCCTGGCCGTTGTCGCCGGTGAGGAGGACGGTGTTGCCGTCCGGGATTAAGCTGACCGCGTGGATGCGCTTGTAGTCAGCAATTTGGAGAGAGGTGATTTTCATGTGGGTTCAGGTGGGGAGATTGACTTCGTATGAACCGGCCATGTAGTTGCGGCTCACATCGGGCAGTCGGGCCGGGTCGCAGACAAGGTCGTGCAGTGCCAGTATGGCGGGGTATTCCTCGTAGCTGGCGATACCCGCACCTGACGTGCCCTCGAAGGCTTGCAGGGCCTCACGGGCGTAATCGCCAAGGACTCCGTCGGCCATCAAGGCGATCTCTTCCGCAATGCGATTTGCCTCCTCGTCGGCCTTGATTCGCTTCTCCTCGATGTGGTCCTTGAGCTTGAGCACCGGCGAGTTGTCCGGAAGTCCGTCAGTATTGATGGCCTTTACCTGATCGGCAAGGTCAGCGGCTTTGTGTTTGGCGCGTTCGAGCTTGGAGAGAAGCTTTCTGGCTTCCTTGGCGCGAGTGGCGAGCGATTCGACGCGCTCGACCAGATTTGATGTGTTTGGTTTCATTGTGGTGGTGAGAATTGAACTAGCCTGTGTGATTGTCGCATTAGTGCAACAATCATTTCAGGCGGGAGTTGTCCTAGAAGCTTTTCTTATGTCCTACGGTTGCGGGCCTCATAGGCTTGGACGTCCTTGAGCGAGTAGAGCACGCGACCGCCGATCTTCGTGAAGGTTGGACCGCCTCCACGACTGCGCCAAGTGGCCAGAGTCGCGGGCTTAACTTGTCCGCGCCAACGGGTCGTCAGTTCGGCAACGGTGAGCAGCGGTTGCTCGGATTCAGGCGTCGGCGTTTGCATTGGCGGTGGATTGGTTGAGTGTGGCGGTTTCGTCGGCAGTCTTTGCGGTGGCCTGCAAGGAAGCCAATTCAGCCTCAGCTCGCGAACGGACGTCCTTGGGGGTGACTTTCCAAGCTGCGCGGAAAGCCTCAGTTCCTTGCGTTGCGGCTTCTCTGAGCGGAGCAAGGTCATCTACTAGCGGGAAAACCGTGTAGGGGCTTTTAGAGCCCTTTTTATCGGTCAGCATGAAGGTGAGTTTTTCTGACACGCCGGACATGTGCGAGATGCGGATACCGCCGACCTTTTTCCCGCCGTAAATCACGTCAGGGTTGGCGAACAACGTCACGGACTTCCCAACGAAACTGCCGCCGTCTTTGCCCCAGACATGGACCAATGCTCGGCGCATGGAAAGGCAAGGCTTCCACGGCTTGTTGTTGTCGCCGTCGTAGTAAATCCAAAGCGGTTGTTGCGGGTCGTTTTTCTTGACCACCTCACGAATGCGGATGGTCATCGGCCCAGCGAGAAGACTGTCGGCGTTAAGCTGATCAGTCTTTGGAATAATGGTGTCGGTGATGTCCATGATTAAAGGATTTCGGAATCTTGAGCTTCGGGCAGGCGCTCGGTTTTGATGTCGTCCTTTGTGACTTCTTTGAAGATTTTGACGATTTCCGAGATTCGTCCTTCTGCAATTGCGCAAGCCTGTAAGATAGTTTGTTGGATTTGGAAGTCAGCGTTCACGCGCCACACAAACAAAGGCATACCGCCACAGATTGAAATGAAGTCGCACCAATTGCGTTCAGCGACTAACATTTGCATTTGCGTTTGAATGACAAACTTTGCTGGCATTTTACCTGAAAGAACAGTTTCGACTTGGTATTTTTGAAGCCTTGATTTAACTTCAATCATGCCGTGTTCTCCGACAAGACCATCAGGACTTGCGCCAATGATGAGTTCGCCAAACTTTCTTGTGATGAAGCCAACCTGTTCAACCTTGGCAATGTTTTCAGAATACAAGCGGCGTGCAACGGCTTCCTCGGCATGTCCTCTTAACATGTCGGACGAAACGTAACGAGGCTCGCCGTAATTGGTGATGCGCTGTGCTGCGAGTTCGTGGAGGTAGGTTTCAACGGTTTGGTTTTGAGCCAGCTTGAAAGTCGGCGTTATAAGATCGCCAGCTTCGCTCGCGGTGATAAGACCAAGGCGCAAGGACAGCCACTCAGGCGAACCTTGTTCAACGGTGTGAAATGCGCGGCCCTTGTCGTCGCGTTGACAGTTGAGGACTTCTTGCCCCCAAACGGTTGGTGTGAGTTCCGTGATGGTCATAGTTGTTTTGCTTTGAGTGCTTCGAGTTCGGCCTGCTTCTCCGCGATCTCCTTCGCCAAGCGGTCAGCTGGATTTTCAGGTGCTCGGCTTTCGTGGATGGCCTTTTCGAGTCCGGCAAGGTCGTCGGCTTTGACGCGAACTTCATCGCGTAAATCATAATTAGGTCCAGCTTCTAGCATAAGCTCATAATGCATCTTGGTGCCTGAGTTGGCCCAATAAGTCTGATGACAGAACAGCATAAAGCTGCGGTTCCAGCCGCGCAAGACGGCGATTTTGCGGAGAGTTACGACTGCCTCAAGGAATGGTGTTTGGTCGTTCATGTTAAAAGAGATTTTTCTTTTTCTTAATGCTTACCTTTTGCGCTTTTAGATAATGGCGACATTCGGAGATGGCCATTTTAGTATCAGCTTGGCATTTTTTAAGATTCTCCATAGCGTGTCTAACCATGCCCATGTTAAGGTCTTCAATGGCTTCTTTAGCATTTTTTTGTATACCTCTAGCACAAGTTTCAATAAGTGAAGTTGACATAATAGTTAGGGTTAACGGTTCTTTTCAAGAATCTCAAGGGCGTCCTTTGGTGTCACCTTGCCGCTTAGGATTCCGGCAAGCATAGATGAGACAGCCTCAAGTCTGAATGCTTTTGATGCGTAGTCTTCCTCGGGCAAATAAGTTGCCGCTTGTTTGTTAAGAAAGGCCTCGATGAGCTTGTGGGCTTCTTCTCTGGTTGGTGTTTGGTTGTCCATGACGAGGCACACCCTGACCACCTTCCGCGCAAATGCAACACAAAACTTGCTGAAAGTTGCGCGCCTTTGCCCGTTTGTGATTCTAAATCGTTGCACTCCTGCGACATAGGCGTTGAAATAAATCCATCATGACCATCACGGAAAATCTCACTTCACTCGCGGCAAAGCATGGCGTTGACATTCGTCGTGCCGTGCAAGTCGCTGGCATTCATAGGGCTACATGGGCGCGATGGAAATCCGGCCGTGGCGCGCGGTTCAACACGGTTGAACTTGTCCGCAACGCGATTCAGAGCCTGGCAACGCGATGAGCACGAAACGGAAAAACGACAAGGTCATTGACGACTGCCTGCGCTGGTTGCGCGGGGAAATCGCTGGCGACCCGGTGCATTACCTGTTCGCGATTGCGTGCCTTGCGCGGCAGGAGCGGGAGTTGCGTGCGGCGGCCAAGGCGGTGCTTGCGGCCAAGGACGAGCCGGAGCGGGTCGCTGCGATGGCAGAGCTTCGGAGGGCGCTGCGATGAAGCTCCGGCCCTACCAGGAGGACGTAATCTACCGCATCAAGTCGCGGATTCATGCTGGCATTCGTCGCCTGCTCATCGTCGTCCCTACCGGAGGCGGAAAGTGCCTCGCCAAGGGCACACCCATCTTGATGCATAGTGGGCAAATCAAGCCCGTGGAGGCCATCAAGGTGGGTGATCTGCTGATGGGACCAGACAGCAAGCCTCGCAAGGTTCTGTCACTGGCCAGAGGCCGCGAGGAGATGTTCCGCGTGACGCCGATCAAGGGAGATGCCTACACGGTCAACCGCAGCCATGTGTTGTCACTTCGAATGACTAGCGGCGGTGACAGGTCATGGTGTGCTGGAAAATCTTTTGCTCCACGGGATATAGCAAATGTGACTGTTGATGAATACCTTGCGTCATCAAACACCTTTAAGCACTGCGCAAAAGGCTGGCGCGTTGGCGTTGATTTCCCGTCTTCAAAAACGCCGGAAGCCCTGCCTCCTTACATTCTCGGAACTTGGCTTGGCGACGGGAACTCAAGAGGCCCGTCGCTCACCAACATTGATGACGAAATCATTTCGGAATGGAACTGGTTGGCCATGAAGCTTGGCTGTCAGTTCCGGCGCGAAATCCAAAAGGGAAAGTGTCAGCAATTCCATATTTCGAACGTAAACGACACGGCCGGACGCGGCAGGAGAATCAATCCCGTGAAGGCGGCACTCCACAACCTCAACCTTCTCAACAACAAACACATACCGGACTGCTACAAGATCAACTCAGAGTCCGTGAGGCTTGAGGTTTTGGCTGGGCTAATAGATACGGACGGGGCGCTTGGAAATGGCATTTTTGATTACATTTCAAAGGTCGAGCGTCTGGCCGACGATGTTTGTTTCCTTGCCCGATCGCTCGGTTTCGCAGCCTACAAAACACCGTGCAAGAAAACATGCGGGAACAACGGGAAGGTCGGAGACTACTTCCGCGTCTGCATTTCGGGCGACATCTCCCGCGTTCCGTGCCGGTTGCAAAGAAAAAGGCCCGCAAAGAGGCTCCAAAAGAAAAACGTCCTTAACGTTGGTATCAAGGTAGAGTCTGTTGGCGAAGATGATTACTTCGGCTTCGAAATAGATGGCGACCGGCTGTTTTTACTTGGCGACTTCACCGTGACACATAATACCGTTATGTTTTCAAACATAACATCCGGTGCCGCACGCAAGTCCAAGTCAGTCAACCTCTTGGTCCACCGCGATACGCTGCTGACTCAGACGAGCGCCACCCTCACCCGCATGGGCATCGAGCACGGGCTTATCGCCAGCGGCTACACCCCGAGTTGCGTCCCCGTGCAGGTGTCCTCCATCTGGACGCTGGTCCGTAGGCTGACGAAGGTCGGAGCGCCGGACATCATCATCATGGACGAGGCCCACCACGCTGCCGCCGGGGCATGGTTGAAGGTCATCGAGGCTTGGCCGAATGCGGTCATCCTAGGCTTCACCGCGACACCGGAGAGGTTGGACGGCAAAGGGTTGGGCGACATCTTCCAAGAAATCATTGAAGGCCCGCAAGTAGAGTGGCTAATGCAAGAGGGTTACCTGACCCGCGCCCGCTACATCGGCGTTCCGCCAGATCAGCAACTCGACCTTTCTGGCCTAAGCACCACGGCATCAGGCGACTACAACGCCGACAAGGTCGCGGAAATCGCTGACAAGCCCCACATCACCGGGTGCGCCATCAAGCACTACCTCCACTACTGCCCGGGGCAACCGGCGGTGACGTTCGTCGCCAACCTCGCCCAGGGCCGGCACGTCAAAGACCAGTTCAACGCCGCCGGAATAGCATCGGAAATCCTTGACGGTGATGTGGAAACGAACGACCGCAAGCGCATGGTGGCCGACCTCGCAGCGGGGCGCATCAAGAACATCATCAGTTGCGAGATCATCAACGAGGGCTTCGACCTGCCGGTTTGCGCCGTCGCCATCCTACTCCGGCCAACCGAGTCGCTTGCCCTTCACCTTCAACAGATTGGGCGCATCCTCCGCGTGGTCTATGCCACGGGCTTTAACCTCGAAACCCGTGAAGGCCGCCTTGCCTCCATCGCTGCTGGTCCGAAGCCGTTTGCGTTTGTCCTAGACCACGTCGGTAACATGAAGCATGGACGCGCCGAACTCCGCCGGGAATGGTCGTTAGAGGGGGCAAACGCCCGCCGGAAAAGGGAGCGCCTAGAGGAAGCCGCGTTGGCCAACCGGCAATGCCCTTCCTGCTTCTCCATCACGGCTCCGGCTCCCAAATGTCCATGCTGTGGCTGGGTTTTCGAGGTGAAGGCCCGCGAGATCAAGCAGGTTGACGGCTCGCTGTCGGAACTAAGCAACGACGAACTCGACCGCATTTACCTTGAGGAGCAGGCGAAGAAGAAGGCCCGCGCCCAGGTCGACCGCGCCCAGACACGCGAGCAGCTTGAAGCCATTGCCGCTCAACGTGGTTACAAGGCGTCCTGGGTTGACCACATGCTGGCCGCCAAGGCCAAGAAACTCTCACAGAAATCCGCATGAAATCCGAATCCCGCAACTCATCCGAAATCGTCCGCGCCATCGGCAAGGATCAGCGTATCAAGATGTTCCGCAACAACATGGGCGTCGCCAAGCAGGCAAACGGGTCGGTGGTCCGCTACGGCGTCGGCCCGAACGGCGCGTCCGACTACATCGGTTGGACGACGGTTGAGATCACGCCGGACATGGTCGGGAAAAAGGTCGCCGTGTTCACCGCGATTGAGATGAAGAGCGACACTGGCCGCGTCCGTCCCGAGCAGGAGCATTGGATAGGCGTGGTAAACGCCTCAGGTGGTCGAGCTGGAATCGCTCGCACGCCATCTGACGCGATGAGGATTGCTGGGCTGCTATAAGCAAAACTGTTACCTCCACGGGTCAAGCTGTCCGGTGTTGCATTAGTGCGACATGCCGGGTTGGCTGACGGGGCATGAGCAACGAAACACAACAACCAACCCAAATCTACCTCGTCGTAGGTGAGACCGGCAAACACGGCGATCGCCTAGAATGGAATGTCGCTGCCTATCTTAACGCCGAGGAAGCACAAAAGCATATGGAAGCCGCCAAGCTTGAAGCCAATAAGGTAAACGGGAAAAGCTACAAGGAGCGTTCTGAGTTCAAGAATCCTTATGATCCTGATTTTCGCTGCGATTACACCGGAACCGGCTATTTTATTTCGCAGATAGAAC